TTATTTTATAATAAGAGAAAATAGAAATAATTCTAAAAAATTATTTCTTTTTTATCACAAGAACGTAATGAATTTCAGTGTCCTTACCAAAATAGTTTTCAATTACTAACTTAGAATTATCTGGAAAAGCCATCCAATGGTAACTAAAGGAGATCCCTTCTTGTATCAACACTACAGCTACATCTTTTTCTTTGTCTAATTTATCGAGCTTGTAGAGGACAGCGACTCTATAACCTCTCTTAATGAAAAAGTCTTCAATTTCCCAAGGAAAAGTAATTAGCTGAGCCCTGCTATTAAAAATAGAAAAAAAGCCTCGCAGACAATTGCTTCCGTCCTTTTTGATCTCTTCACTTATAGAAGTTAAGTCTGCCTCTATCCCCAAGTCACTTGAAGCTTCTTGAATCGCTATTGGGCCACATGCATTAACATGGGAGATTTTCTCTCCAGATAAAATGCCGCACCCAATCCCATTCATCATTAGCAACAATAAAAAAAAGATCCGCATGAGTGTAATTACACCCACACGGACCTTAAGAGAACTTACTAACGGTTAGTCTTCCTTCGGTAAACCTCCGGCATACCAACCTTCTGGTAGCGTTACTTTCTTTTTGGAAAGCACCCAAGAGCCATCTTTATTTACGTACACTCTGCCTGTGACATCCGGTCCTAAACGAACCAAATCTGACTGTGTATCAACAAAAACAACTCGTGTACTTCCGCATCCAGCCAAGAGAATGGCTAGACTAGTCAGAATTAGAACTCTCTTCATCTTTCTTCTTTTGTTCAGCCATCTTGGCTTCTTGTTCTTTTATTCTATCAGCCCAGCTCCTTTTGGTTTCTTCGGGAATATCATCTGCATCACTAGCCTTGGTATCTTTTTTTACTTCAGCAGTGAGCCATTCCAAAATGGCCTTAATCAGAGCTGTCAGCCAACCCATTACTTACCACCTTTGGCGAGACCTCTAGATACGGTGTATCCAACTGTCCCTAATGCAGCGACCACAAATCCGAAGATTTTATTGGCTGTGCCACTCGATTCTGGGTCTAGCATATCTGCCCCCCAGAGCAGAGATGCCAAAACAGTGAGACTTGTTAACCAAAACTCGGTAGTTTTCCAACCGGGTTTCACATCTTTATTAGCTTTTGCTGTACTCATTTTTTTTTATTTAACTCCCTATTACATAGGTTTCAAAATTATACACTTCTAAAGGCTCGATATCTAAAAAATTAACTGTTTAAATTCCCACTCATGAATATCCCCTTAGATAAGTCATCGGGATCTATGTCTACTGCAAAAGTCATATTCACTTGTTTGTTCTCTCCGATGCTCATTGATTCCTCATGAGTCACTAGGTATCCATTAACCATCTTATGTTGTATGGCTAATCTTTTTTTGCCAGCGCAATCATCACCCGCTGGGGGTGCATTAAAATTTGCGATAAGATTTATGGCCGGATCGTTCTTACATAATTCTCCAACTCGTCCCGCATTCCTTTCTGAAAGAAGAGCGGATATGGAGACCACTCCTTTTACAGGGAATTTCAAAGCTTGGTCTAACGGGTATCTGTAACCTATTCCTTGCAAGGGCTCCCTTTCTAAATTTATTTGTAATGAATAGGACTGTGGCTTCATGGAAAACGTGTCTATCCCTATATTAGAAAGACTACTCGCCGACAACTCGATATCAGCATAAGCCCCTCTAAGTGCGGTTATTCCTGTGGATTGATAGTAGGGTAAACTGACACTGTGCGTTGGTAAATTATCAACATGTTTAAAATTAATAATTGGCATATCAACCGCCCCGACGTCCTGCTCTAGTACAAAGAACGAAGCATCTGTCGCTATAAACGACATGGAATTTTGAAGGAGCCCCCCTTGTTGAATTGATGAAGAATATTGAGATAAATGACAATTACTAAAACCGACTATCCCAGTCAAAGAATCTCGATTCTCTACGTCTATACCCTCACTAGCGATTCCAATATATAGATTCCTTCTATCTAGACTCCGATTATCCTCGTTAGCAAAACCCGAAACGACTGAAACTTCTTGGGACGAATGATAATAGGAAGGCTGAGAGAACCCTGAAGAAAAATTTACATTTAAGCCAACATTCTTTTCGTTTCTAAGACCAGCTCCAAGATATGAAATCTGAACACTAGCAATGGGTGTATCTAACATAGGGTCCGAAACTGTACCCCTCATCCCTATCTGACTAATAGCCTGTCTCCCTTCTTCAAAACCTAAACTTAAAGCCTGAACTCTTTCGAAATTCTCAGGACCTTCAACGGGTACTAGACCACTTATTATTGCTGGCCCAATAAAAGCAGCTTCGCATTGATAAGTTACCCTATTTCTTGCCATACTTTAAATCCTAAGATTTACTGGCAAATAAAATTCCGGCTAAATAGTCGTCTACTTGATGTTCGTAAGCAACTTGCTGAACTTCCTTTGCCCTTTGCTCATTTTGATCTATGGGTTTTGCTACATATCCCTTCGCCTTTGAAATCCATTTCTCTGGAACTTCGTTCGCTATTACGACAGATACAATTTGATCAACTACGCCCTTCTGTTTCGCAGAAAGTCTTTTGATTTTATGTTTAGACCTTATTAAAGATCCAATCTTAGTAGAGAGCTTTTGAGCTAACAACATATTCTCATGAACCTTTGATAAGCTGAACTGGGTTGAAGCTGTAGGCATCCCATTCCTAGTCTGCGGCCCCTGACCAACGGGAGTTATCTTTTTAGTTGTTTGCGGGGAACCGGACCCCGGAGGTCTACCATTAGGTTGTGGAGGAGATTTCTTTTCTTGTGGAGGCTGGACAGTTAGATCCTCTTCCTTCATTACGTTCTCCGGATGTGCTCCGGGTCCCACTAGCGGTTCATATAGACCGTCTTCTTTGAGCTTCAATAAGTCCTTTTGACTTTCAACTGAATCATCTGGTTCCGGCAACCTGTTTTTCTTAAGAGCTAATAATCCTTCTTCTGGAGTCAGGACCCCTACTTCTATAAGCCTACTGTAAATGCGTTGTAAATTAGTTTCGTCCCTTAAAGTAACTGCATCGAATTCCGGTTCTGGAAAATCTCTGAATCCTATTTCTTTCGATATCCTTTTGATTTCTGGTATTAAAAATTCATTAAGGAAAACCGCCCTACTCTGCCTTAGTCTAGCTAAGAACATTTCTGTTTTGGCCATTTGGTTAGCGAATCTTTCAGAGCCAAATAAAACATTATTTAATCCCATCTGAATGTCAGTATTCACCACTTCGTATTTTTTAGGATCTAAGATGTCAGCGATATTAGGAATAATAAATTCCGCCTTAGTAGTATAATCAGCAATAAGAACTCTTCCTACTGATTCGTTAACGAATAAATCTTGCATCGCAGTAAGGTTCTTTTGGTTAATACCCCCTTTATCTGGTTCCGAACCCATGGTGATTAGCAAGATGGCTTGCTGTGTCGTTCTCGTAATTGCCATGTCCATCTTTTTCATTTCCTGTTTCCAATTGAGATCTTCGAGTACCGGAAAACCCATTGGGATAGACAATGGTTCATAATCTTGTTTTTTGTAAAACGTAGCAATTAGCTTGTCGTCGTCGATAGGAATGGTGAGTACTGAAGTCCCTCCTTTTTGAAGGTTCTTTTTTACTTCTTCAGGGAGAGCATCATAAACTTCTTGATCTTCTTCGGTCCTCGGATTTTTAAGCCTTTGAACTTCAAACCTAGACAGGACCTTGAAGTAACTGCTATTTCGATAAGAGATATTTCCCCCGACTTGAATATCTGCTGGGTTAAGTAATATATATCTTGAAGGTATTTTTACCTTACTCTTCGCTTTGGTGACTCCATATGTTCTAGAAATCTTTTTTACATCCGCATTTTTTAAATCAGTTTCAAATCTGTAAGTGAAAACGTTCCCCGAACGATAAAACTCTCTAAAAAATTTATCCTGAAAATCATAAAGATTTATTTTCTTGAACAACGCTTCGAAAAACGACCTAGATTTTTTACTACCTCCCTTAAAATATATTGGGCTAATAGTGAACTCTGTCATCAAATCAATCGTATTTCTGAATACGGCGAAATTATAATAAGCCTTTTGACATAGGATAACAGCGTCACGAACATCTAAATTTGAAGAATTAGTAGAGCCCTTGGAATACTTGAAGGGAACGATTCCTTCGTTGATATTGGTAAATCTATTTTGACGCTCAATATAGGCAGATTTATTAGATCTGGTTCTGGTGGCTTGAGCCTCGGCTACCATCATCGGCGTGATATTTTCGCTCTCCACATTCGCCTTTGCTTTCGCCTTCGCAGAACTTGTTGGCTTTTTTGCCACCTTCTTCGCTGCGCTCGTTTTTCCTTTTGCCTCGTTCTTCATAATAGACTGCCTAATTTTTACATATTACACATTATTTAATTAAAATGGGTGAGAAAGTGTCCTCCTGCTCTAGAGTGGGTAAGGAAATCATATCAAAATAACACTTCGAAGCCCAATTGGCTAACATCAGAGTCGTATACAAATCCTTTCTTGCTCTATGAATAGAGGTGCTCCTCCTTAAATGTAGAGGTAAATCGAATGTCTGAGTCCCTCTAGCTGTTGTCGTAACCTCAACCAAAGAGCATTGTTTTTTAGTTAAATGAATCAATGAATCTTGGTGTTCTATTAGTTCTAGGACCGACTCTTGGTCGGTAAGCTTGACGTCTATATCATAATTGATTTGTTTTTCAAAGTGAGAATTGCTGGCGACCGCTTTCGAGGCAAACCATATCCTTTTATGGTCTACGGAAGCCTGAAGATACTCATTTGCCTTTCTTAACCAATTAGAGCTAAAGACTTGCTTAAAGCAAATTCTGCCATCTTGTTTATTATAAGATTGAGACATTCTCCTAAGTTCCAACGTATAGTCATCGCCCTCTAGGTCGCTATTGAAATCAAAAAAGCTGAACCCCTTTCCTTTGAAAAGAGAACTTTCGGAGCAACTGTCTATGAACTGAAAACCAGCGTTATCAATAATCAACATCTCGATATCAAAATTATGGACTAAATAAGATAAATATTTTATATGGTCTTTTAAATCCCCTCCAGCCACAGCATAGCTATGGACAAGGATATTCTTTCTTGATTCTTGATCTATCTCTAATAAAGACATCGCAAAATAATCAGAAGAAGGACTGTTACTGAAACTTGGATCGATTCCTAATATGTATTTTTTTCCTTTGTCTCCCCTTATCATAGTCGAAGGAGACTCCTTATCAGGTATCGTACACGCATGCATTTTAACGGCACTGAAGTAGCTATCGCTTCCATCAGTAAACTGAGCACAATACTCTCTCTGGAATGAAGAATGACTTTGTCCTCCTGCTTGAGCTTCGTCAATGATGGTCTTGTCTATCATATGGTCGGGTAAAGAATCCCAAGCCATTTGAGAAATGAAATAAGTACTCTCACTTTTCTCTTCATTATATATTTGGTTAGTCCAATCTGAATAAGTCTTATATAAATTTTCAAAAGTATAAGAGGCAGAACTTAAGGCTATCATCTTTGAGTCGTTAACGAATACCATCCTGTCTTCCTCTTTCATCTCTCCACTCTCGATAAGTCGATCTTCTATTTCTCTAATCTTGATGCGCTCCTTCATATCCTGAGGGGCGACAAGAAATGGCATTAAAACAGTTTTGATTATTTCCTCTGGGAGAAGAAGGAACTCGTCCAAAAGAAGAATGTTAGCTCGGAAGCCACGAATCTTTTCTCCGTTAAGAGGAATAGCTGTGATCGACCCCCCGTTAATCTGCCATTCGAATTGGTCGTTTCGTTTAGACTTAGCTCCAAATGCGTGTGCTAGCAGTTCCGCACCTTTCGATTCCACAATTTTTTCCAAGTTATTAAAAATAAATCTTGCTGTTCTGAATGTCGGACCCGCTACTAATATTTTTGTTCCGGGGTTGAATACGCATTGTAAGAAACAGAACACAGACGCTATAAAAGTTTTCCCACAACCACGACCCCATATGCACATGGAAAAATTCCTGTTCATCATGGCTTTAAGGGTTACCTCTTGATAAGGAGCCAGTTTAATTCCGGAAAGCAGCTCGGTCGAAAAGCCGATGTTGGAGCTTAAAAACTTTGCTAGAGAGATCTTCGCTTCCTTTTCTCCTAACTCGCCTTTTATCCTAGCGAATTCCTCATTAGGATTTTTTAAATTTTTTAATTCGTACTTGGGCGGACAATACAACATTTATAGTTTCTCCATGTCGTAAGCATGCTGTAGATCTATTTTTTTATAAATTTCACCATGCTCAAATATTTTTTGGACTATTCTTGACGCTTCTCTCCTACCATCTACAAATAAAAATTGGATAAACGGATACTCCTGCATTAACCGTCGTATTTGTCTCAATAAAAATTGAGGAGTTATCTTGGTGTCTTTATATATTCTCTCTTTACTCCTCGACTTCCTCAAAAAGTCAAAGCTTGTCGCATGCCTTAAGCTGCTTTCAACTAATATAACTAGATGCGAATCATGATCTCTAGCCCTCTCTATCTCCTTACCGAACCTCTCAAAATTATGAGGACTTAATGTCCCCACTAAATCAGCAAGCGATTTTCTTTCTATACGGCACTTGCATTCGACCTTATCGTTTTCGAAAGCGTAGTCTCCAAATTTTAATCCACGTACCTCAGTGGATCGCCCTTTAAATATCAATGGCTTCTGTTCTCTACTGTCGATATAAATTGTATAATCATCTAAATCAGGATTCTTCAAATCTTCAATCGAATCAAAATTTTGAAATTTATTTTCGAGCCCAAGGCTGGAACAGAGTTTGTAATAATCACCAAATAAATTATTATAAATTCTTACCGATGGCATCTTTAAACTCCTCAGTTCTATCTGAGACATGCTATATTTTATGCCTCTCTCTTTTATCCTATTGGAAATAAGGTCAGAGCAATATTGTTTTACAATTTTAGAATCTTCTGTCTCGACCCATCTTCTGAAATTCGACAACGAATTAAAGTCTTTCTTGAAATACAATTTCTTATCTTTAAACGTAATTAATTTCCCACTATATAGATCGTACCTTGGGTAATGTTTTTGGTAATACTCAGAGACAGTCAAACTATGCGCCTTTATATGGGCATGGAGAGAACGCTCCGTTTTAAATTCCTTTCCGCATTCCTTACACTTAACCATTTAAAACCTCGTCTTCTGATATTCCTAATATTTTAGCTTTGATATCTTCCATTTCTGATAAGCTTTGAATTTCCTTCTTAACTTGACTTTTTCTATGTTCAGCTAAACGTATCATCTTCTTCCGAGACTCTTCTTCTTTCCATAATTCTACTAGGTTGATGATACTTGCGTTCTCTTGGATTTGGTTCTTAAGCCTATCGCTCCTCTTCTGCTTGAGGCTATCTAGGAGCTTCTGTTGGCGATTAACGCATTGGTTATATTCCGTTTGAGCCGTACTAATGGCTTCGACAAGGGCCATGGAAATACGTCGCCCTTCCGTATCGTTGGCCGTGTCCTCTAAGAGCCCTTGTAGATGTTCTACCCGCCTTTGGATATTAGCGGCTATTACGACCTCTATGGATAACACGATGTACTGGTCGACCTCCTCCTGCGAAAGGTCGCACTTATCATGGACATATCTAACAAAACTACTTTCGAATAATTCCCTGTCGGTAATACTCGTATATGTGTTTATCTGGTATAAGAACCGATAGGTAAGAAGGTATGCTATCCCTGCATTGATATCTTTTTTTTGTTTACCCGTTATCTTGTCTTTGTCTATTCCCTCGTGAACATACTTGTTTACTTTGGCTAACATTTTGTCAAATGTCCTAGGGGGTTTGTATTCCGAGATGACAGCTTCATCAGGAGACTCGTAAAGGGTCCCAGCATCGTCTGTGTTCTCTTTTATGTAGTCACTAATACATCTAGTCTCTGCGTTGAGTTGGGTCAGCTCAGGATCTTTAAAAACGATTCTGGCTATCTCCATGGAGTTCATCATGTGCTTGTTGTTATCAACGTACTCTTCCTGTTCCTT